ACCAGTTGAAGCATTACATAATCCAGAATATGAATACAGAAGAATACAACACTTTCTTGCACAAGTATTAAGTAATGGTTGTATTATAGTTGCAACAGATGCAGATGATGTACCACAAGGCATGATGATAGGCATTATATTTGAGGATATGTGGCTGCCACATATTAAAACACTCAAAGAAGTTGCATGGTGGGTTGAAGAAGAATATAGAAATACCAGCATGGGCTACAAGTTATTGCTGGAGTATGTAAAATTTGGAAAACAACTAAAACAAAGAGGCAGTGTAGACAATTTTACGCTCACAAACATGAGCATATCACCAGATTTCGATTTGGAAAAAAGAGGTTGGCGAGCAATTGAAACCAACTATGTGTACGAAGGATAACATATGGCAGTCTTTACAGCAATAGCAACAGCAATTCTCGGTGCAGTAGGTGTCGCAGGTACTATATTTGGCAGTGTAGCACTGTTTAATGTTGCAGTAGGTGTTATTGCGGCAGGTCTTGCTATTGGTACTGCTAAGTTATTCGGCATATATGATATGCCTAAGATGGGTGACCAACGTGACCCAGGTGTTAAAATACAATTACCACCAGCAACAGACAACAAAGTACCGAAATTATACGGTAAGAACTTTACTGGTAGTATCATCATTGACGCAGAAATCAAGAATCAAAACAAAACCATGGCTTATGCTATGGTTATTTCAGAATATTCATCAAACGACACATGGACAATAAGCAACATATTCAGAGGAGATGCAAGACTTAACTTTGGTGCAGGAGCAAGTGCTCACGTTGTGCAAAGCATTACGGATCCAAATGCCACAGCAAGTACCAAAGTCCAAGGCAAAATGCGTTGTAGAGTATATGCAGGCGGTAGCGAAGCAGTTAATCAAATATTTCCTGCTACAAACAAAGTTGCCGCCTACAGCATGTTTAACAATTGGACTGCCAGTAACTCCATGGATGATCTTGTGTTTGCAATTTTCGAAATGGATTATGATGCTGAAGAGGGTCTGACAGGATTAGGTGCAATCACGTACGAAATCAATAATGCACTTAATGAACCAAGCAATGTGTTACTTGATTATCTGCAAAATACAAGATATGGCGCAGGTATTGATAGCGCAATGATTGATACTACCTCCTTCGATGATTGGTATACCTTTGCACAACAACCAGTTGATTATATCGACCAAGCAAACGCAACACTACAACATGTTAGATATCAAATAGATGGTGCACTTAGCACGTTTGACACTGCAAGAAGAAACATCGACAAAATATGTCAAAGTGGTGGTGCATTTTTTACATATAATGCTAAACAAGGCAAGTTCGGTGTTGTGCCAAACAGAAAAGCAACACCTGCAGAACAAGCAAGTGCATTTGTGTTCGATGATGATAATATAATTAGTGCTATTAATATTACATCAACAGAATTATACAGTCTATATAATGCAATCGAAGTTGAATATCCTTCTGTGAATCAAAAAGACCAAACAGATGTATACTTTGCTAATGTTGATGTTTCATTACTTAATCCCAATGAGCCAGACAATACATTAAAGTATAGACTTGAAATGTGTAATGACAGGGCTCGTGTTAGTAACCTTGCAAACGTTGATTTGAACCAAAACAGATTAAACACCATATTGGAATTTGATGCTGACTTTAGTGCAATGCAAGTTGATGTAGGTGATGTTGTTAAAGTAACAAGTGACTTATATGGTTATAACCAAAAGTTATTCCGTTGTATGCGTTTGATTGAAAAAGAAAATGCCGAAGGTGCATTGACTGTGAACGTTATATTGCTTGAATATGATGATGACGTATATGGTGATTTGTTAACGCAAGAAGATTTACCAGTAGCAAACACAGGTATTACTAACTGGTGGATTGCTAACAGTAATGCTGAAATCAGTCTTGGTAATATTTTAATATTCAGAGATCCACTTGCTAATTTGCATTATGAATATAGTCCTGTAACTGGTAATGCTGTGGACAGTCTTACTTTTGCAGAAGTAAAAGATCAATATGGTAGTATCTATTTTGGTAATGCTGAATTCACAGATAGAACATTCATTAACATTCCAATTAATATACCAGGCGACACCACATTTAACACTGCAAAAGTCACAGCAATAAATGCTGACCAAGGTGCTAATTCAAGACCAGTTGTGTTTACACAATCACCAAGCACAATGGCAAGTGCAAATGCAAACAGTTATTTTGATCCTAACACAGTGTATGATTTTTCAATTAGCACATGGGATTTCAGTAATTATGCTAATGTTAAATTCAAAGTTGGACTTGAAGACAGTATAAGTGGTAGTGCAAGCCGTGTTTATGAAACAGCAACATTAACATCTAATCATATGCCTAAAGCAAACGTGGTTGGACCATATGAAATACAAGATGGCGCATATGGTTTCCACTGGATTGAAACGCCGCCAGATACAGGTTACATCAGTGCTAATACAGTGCTTGATTTTTATGGCCCGGTTGCTTTTTCAGGATACAGTACATTAGTTGGTAATGTAAGTTATGGAATGCAATGTACCTTCTCTGGGACTGGTAGTGGTGTATCATCTGTTTATACACATGTAGCAAATTTAGAACTTAAATTTTGGTATCATACATCTGATTATCTTGCTAATAATGCCGCTAATGTTGTTGTGGATGATTATGCCTATGCTAACTGGTGGGCACCGGAAGGCTGGATGTTTGTTAATGGCACAGCAGGACCATTAACAGAATCTGTAGAAGTGTTTACAGCAAGAATTTATGGTAGGAATGGACACCCATTATCATTAGGTGTAATGAGAGAAGTTCAAGACATGAGAGTGGAAATGATCAAGATAGGTAGGATTGAACAATGATGCGAAAAAGTACATTATCAGAAAGACAAAATTATATTTTCTATGATAAAAATACTGGCAGAGTTATGTTTAGCAAATCTATGCATTCCGGTGAAATAGCAAAAATATTAAAGTTAAATCCTACATTTGCATACATTCAAAATGATACTAATATTAAGAGAGGTGGGTGGCGTGTGGATGTAGATACACAACAATTAGAGCCCATTGTGTATGTTCCTACCACAGAAGAAATATTATTTAAAATACGATTAGACAGAAATGTATTGTTGGAAAAATCAGATTGGACACAAGGTTCTGATTCACCATTAACTGCTGAACAAAAAGCACAATGGTCAACATATAGACAAGCATTAAGAGATTTACCAGCACAATACATAGACATTACCAATATCGATGATGTTGTGTGGCCTCAGAGACCAAGTTAACCAACTGGTACCAACCGGTCCTATTGAGCCAAATTAATAATTTTGTATGGCCTCAAAAACCTTAAAATTTTAATATATAGATAAATATAAAAATAACAACTTCAATACACCTTAGTGTGTTGATTTTATCCCTTAGGAGAGAATAATGTCCGGTAGATTATTATCGTTTAAGGAATACTTGGGCGGCGCTAACAATGTGCAAGTACTTGAAGTATTTCCAAGAACACAAAAAACATACAATTATGACTTTGGTATTGATGTAAGTGGTTACACATTTAGTGCTGATTATCAAAGCATTCTTTTAGATACAGTAACTTATGATAGGGTCACAGGAGATCCTAATCTTGCTGATACAACTGTAGCAGGTTATTTTCTTAATACAGCAAACGTAAGTGGAAGTTACATTGATACTGCATTGGCTTCTGCTGGTACTGTAAAATTAACTATTCCTGCAAATAGATATACTGGTAACATTATTCCTAACGCAAGAACTGACGTTGTTGCTACTGTGGTTTCATTCCAATGGGAAACAGATGATACACCTAATCCTCAGCATGATATGCACAGATGGGTATTGTTTGAAAGATGGGATCCACAAGTAGGCGAAAACCCAGGCTCACCCAGAGAAAATACAGGATCACAACCAGCGTTCGTAGCATTAGCATAAGGAGTATAACATGGCAACTACTTCAAATGTTATTGTTCGACCTACAATCGCTAATATCTCTGTATCCAGTACACCATCTACAATACAAATAACTGAATATGAAAGCAATATTGTTGTCAGCAACGTAGAAACGCTTGTAACCAGTGTTGATGTCAGTTATGATACTTACAGTGTTGGTGTAAGCCAATCATACACTATTTCTAATGCTGATATTCGTGCGGCATTAAGTGCAGACAACGTTGGTGGTAGTTATGGTTCATTATCATATGATCCTATCACTGGTGTATTCACATATAACAGAGTTACTCAAACAGAAGTACGCAGTGCATTAAGTGTAAATGATCTCGGTGGTGATGGCTCACTGACTTATAATGCTGGATCAGGTAGATTTACATATACCGGACCTGATCAAACAGAAGCAAACGCAAGAATTACAGCCGCACCATTACAAGTTAGACAACATATTAGTAATACATATCCAATACTGTACAATACCACAACAGGTGTTGTTAGTGCTAACACAGAAGCTATATTTTCAAATACTATTGCTAATGCATGGCTTACTACAAAAACCTCAGATGATTTAGCACAAGGCACAACTAACATATATTTCAGCAATCAAAACGTAAATGTTGCTATTGTAAATTGGATGGGCAACAGTGCCGCTAATCTTGTAATTGGACAGCCTACAAATTTAAGAACAACTGAATATAATGGTAATGTAAATTTCCAATACGCCGGAACATGGACGCAAGGTTTTGTTAGTGGTGTAAGTGATTTACACATAAACGCACAACGCAACAAAGTAAATAATGCTGATGGTTATCTTGCTGAATCAGGTAACCTATTCTCACAATCTCAAGTTATCAAGGGTAGCTATGTATATCCATGGGCAGTACAAGACAGTAGTAGATTCAACAACTATGTAAAATTAATTGACCCACGTTTTCGTTATATTTCTTCAAATTTCAGAGACAGCATGACTATATCTGCTCAAAATAGTCTGTATCTTGGCATCGGTAGCGCCTCAGGTAACCTCTTTGCTAACTCTCATCCAAATTATAAAGAGTTAAATATGCCTCGCTTGAGCATTGTAGCAACAGGATATGATAGTGATTATTCTGGAAAGACTAAATATGACACAGGCGATTGGTCAAACA